GATGGCTCTTCGTCGTCGTCCTTCGGCTCGACTGCCTTCAGGACGGCTTCGAGGAGCGTCTCCTTCTTCGGTTCGCCTCTACTTGCCTCTGACGAAGGGGCTGTTACGTCTGGTCTTGTGGTCGAAGGTGTGAGAGTGTCTTCCCCCGGCCCCGCAATTGGCGTAGAGGGGGGAAGAGGCTCGTTGCTAGCATGATCGGCAGATGGGTCTGCCATTCAGTTCAAGCGTCTCTCTTGCTCGGGCGTGCCTGCCCGGGGCCTGCGACCAATATCGCAGCGTGAGATGCTTGGCAACGGGGCGGCTCCTACTAGGGAGGAAGCTTGAACCTATGCGTCTCTCGGGTTCAAGTTTCGGAGCCGCCCCGTTCGGGCCTTAAGCAATAGGATGTCCTCCCGGTGGAGGCCCGACCGGGCCGGGCATCGGACTTGGAGGAGGCGGACGGCCTGTTTGATCGCCGGGACGCTGTGCGCCGGGAGGCGCGCCCTGCGGCGCATTTGAACCGCCTCCCGGGCCTTGCGCCGCGCCGCGCCCGGGGAAGTCCATCGCGCCGCCCGGCGCTTGCGGGCCAATGCCTTGGCGCGACGCCATGCCATTCAGCGCGATGATCGACGGCAACATCGATTGGAACGCGGTCGTAATGTCGAGCTTGTCGTCCAGCCGCTTGATCAACTCTTTGGCCAGCCACTCTGGTTTGATCCCGGGGATCTGCATCAAAAGCGGGAAGAGCCGTTCGGCGTTGGCGATCTCCTGCGCCTGATTGGGACGCCCGGTCGAGCCCGCCTCGATCTGAAGCCAAAGCTCATCCGCGATCTGCTGGGCGCTCATGTCGGGCCAGACCGCGCCTTCGCCGACAATCCGCTTGACCGTGTCTGCGGATACTTCTTGCAGGAGGATCTGCGAACCTGCTCGCGCGATGCTGGTCAGCATGTCATCGATGTCATCGATGTTGGAGCCCATCGCGGTGGCGCGCGAAGCCTCGGCGATGTTCGACTGCGTAGCCGAAGGCGAACCCCCGGTGGCTCCGATGTTGGCGTCTTGGATGCCCGACACGCGCATCATATCGGTGAAGTTCTGCTCGGTCTCGTACAGGTTGGGATCGATGGGCGGGCCGCGGAACGCCTGAAGCAGATCGTCCACTTTCTGGCCGGGCTGAAGGCCGTTCAGTTCGATGATGGCGTTGTCGGGGTGGTTCGACAGCTTGTCCAGATCTTCGCTGTCGACCATGCCAGCGGCGACCACGGTCTTCGGTCTGGCGGCGCGGCGATGCTCGCGCATGCCCTGTCGTGAGCGATTGTACTCGGTCTGCATGTCGCGGATCAGCTTTACGTCCGATGGCGGAAAGACCATCGTCTCATGGTCGATATCGTTGATGATCAGAACGTACCAAGGCCAAAAGCGATCAGTGTAGACTTCGGGTGAGGCTGGCTCGCGCAGGAAGTCCTTGTAGCCATCGCAGATCGTGTAGACCAAGCCGTCTTTGCGGTTCCAGATTTCCCAGATGCAGCATGAGCGCCCGTCGTTGCCCTCGCGTACTTCGGTCTTGGAAGCCTTGTCTTGGAGCACCACGAAGCCGGAGCGCGAAGTGACGGTGACGCTGTCGTCAACGCCCTTATAGGCGTTGTATTGCTTGCCGACATCGACCTCGTAGATTTCTTTCACGTCGTTGGGGGAGAGGATGTATTCCTGCGCCACCCAATCCGCGCCCAAGAACTCCCGCAGCGTGATCAGTTTCGGATCGGGGATGATCGCGGTCGAGACCGGGTAATCGAAGGTCAGCCCCTCGCGCACGACGACCTGTGTCTGGCCTCGAAGGTCGTTCAGAAGAAGCCGAAGCTGCTCGGTCTCCGGCCCGTTCTCGTCGGTCTGATCGTCGTGGATGTCGGCGCTGATGCGCTCCAGCGTCGAGAGCCGGTTGGAGATATCGGCGATGCGCTGCTCGATGTCGGGCTTCTTCTGCATCACCCGTTCGAAGCCGAGCTTCAGATAGCCGACGCCCGTGGTCGATGTGCGGCGCACCGTCATCTTCATCATCTGCTTGAAGTCGTAGGTCGCCATGTCGATGTTGGCGCGGAACAGGTATTCAAGCGTCTTGGCGATCTTGTTGAGTTGCTCTTCCTCGGCTTTAACCCGGGCGGCGTCCTGCAAGATCGGCATCGCCGTTTGCTGCGCCTGCTGGGCCATCATTGGGTCCATAGCGCCCATCGAGACTTGCTGCGCCATTTGGGTCGCCGCCTGCTGGAGGCTGACCAGCGAGCTTTGGTCGCCGTCCCAGACGGTGTTCAAGATCCGCTTGCGGCGATGGGCGATGAATTTCGGGTTCTTGGCGTAGAAGAAGGCGACCCGCTGCGAGATGATGCGCAGGGTCAGGTTGGCGACGTAGCGGTCATCCTTCTCCTCTTTCGACCACTGATAGCCAGCGGCGAAGTCTTGATCGGCCTTCATCCGGTCGAACACGGGTTGCCAATATTTCTTGGCCCGCTTGACTTTGTCCTGCCACGACGCGACCAGTTCCTTGCGCGGCTCGGACGGATCGGGCGGCTCGCGCTCCAGCAGGTCTTCGTTCTTCTTTTCCAGCCCAAACAGGGTTTCGATTGGAACGCCGGGCTGATCGGCGTAAGCCTGCTCCAGCCCCGGCGGGGAGAGCGTGTCTGTCAGCGCCATCACCAGCCTCCAGTCTTGAGGTTTTCGCGCTCACGCTTGCGCTCGCGCTTGGCGTCTTCGATCACCCAAGCGTAAGTGCCGAACTTGACATCGTCCTTGGGCTTTGGCGCGGCTCTTCGACCACGTTGCAGATACAGGCCGATGCCGAACAGCGAGAGAGTGTCAACGAAGTCGTCATGCGCGCCTTGCGGGAATTTGAGCATCTGGTCGTGCGCCTCGCCCCACCAGCGGGCGAAACCGGGGAAAACGATCTTGTTCATCGACATCCGCCCCTGCACGGACTGAGCGCGTGTCTGCTTGTCCGAGACCGGAGTGATTTCGTGGATCGAGCAGAATACCCGCTTTTCGAGCATCCGCTTGTGCAAGAAAGGGCCGATGGATTTCGAGATATGCCCCTTCTCGGCCCACCAGAACAATGGACCATACTTCTCCATCAAGAGGATCATGCGCTCGACAACGGTGTTGGCGTCGGCCTGCTCCCAGAGGATGTCGGGCTGGACCCACATCACGTCGTGTTCGTCCACGCCGATGATCATCAGGCAAGTCTTATCGCGGCCCTGCTCCAGTGACACCGCGTGGTCGCTCGCGCCGTAATAGCGAAGCTTGTCTTTATGCGGCTGGTCGCTCATGCGGTTGTAGGTCCGCATGTTGACCGACTTGAAGAAAGATCCTTCGTCGGGCGTCGGTCTTCCCTGATAGAGCGCCTGAAAGCCGCGAATGTCGGTCTCGCGCATGTTGTCGAGGTATTCGCAATCGAACCGCTCGGGCCATAGAGCCTCGCCGGGCTGGCGACCGAGGACATCTTTGTCCCGGGCCAGCGCGGGCATGTCGATCACGCGCCATTTTTTGGCTTCGGCTTCGGAATAACAAGGATTTTGCGGATCGGTCAGCCGTCCGATCAGATCGTCGTCGTGCCAGCGTGTCTGGATGACGACGATGGCCCCGTTTTTGGTCATCAGGCGCGATTGCAGCACCTGCGTGTACCATTTCCACACGTCTTCGCGGATTGTCGGGCTATCGGCCTCTTTTCGGTCTTTTGTCGGGTCATCGATCAGAATTACGTCGCCGCCGCGCCCGGTGGTGCCCGATCCGCGCCCAAGAAAGAAGAGAATTCCGCCCTGTTCGGTCTCAAGGCGATCCTGCGCGGCTGAACCGCTCTTCAGACGCACATTGGGGAAGATTTGGGCGTAAAGCGGGTTCTCGATGATGTCGCGCACGGCGCGACCGTGATCCCAAGCGAACTTTTCCGAGTAAGTCGCGACGATTATCGACCTTTCGGGGTGTTTTCCGACGTACCATGCCGGAAACATGTGGCTGGTGAGCTTGGTTTTGCCGTGCCGGGGCGGCATGGTGACCTGAAGGCGCGAATATCGCCCGGCTTCCACCTCTTCTAGCGCTGCGCCCAACACTAAGTGGTGTTTTGCGGGCCGGTAAAGGCTCACAGACACGTCCTCGTGCGTGTCTGGCGCGGGCATCATAAATTTGGCGAACGAGATCAAGTCGTCGCGCGCCAGAATGATCGCCTTT